CGAAGAACCAGAAGCTGAGTGAAGGGTAAAACCAGGGTAATGAATACCATAGATAGCCAGGTGACAACAAAGCGCATTCACGTATTCAAAGCGGGTGATCAAACCTCCGCTCAAGGAGTTCAAAGGAGTTTCACTCCAAAAGAGCTTCAAGAAGTGGTGGACACCTATGACCCGGGCGTTCATGAAGCGCCTTTGGTCATTGGGCACTCCGGAGATAACGACAGTGTACCCGCTTACGGATGGATCAAAAAGTTTGTCCGTAATGGGGACAATCTCTATGCGGACGTGGATTTCACGGACCCTGCAAAAGAGCTTGTCAAAAATAAACACTATCGCAAGGTTTCCATCTCTTTCTACTCCCCGGACAGTCAAATCAACCCCCACAAAGGAAAATGGAGTGCCCGTCACCTTGCTCTGTTGGGGGCTGCGCCTCCAGCCGTGAAAGGTTTGGAGCCGTTTACATTCTCTGAACAAGAGGGTGTTTACGACTACGCCGCCGACACCGCCCTTGACAACATCTTCGATGACGAACTTGGACCCACTATGATTGTGGAAAAGAGTCCGTTGGAGATGCTTAAGGGGAAACTTGAACAAGCCAAAGAGGGAATCTCAACGGCTGTTCAAGACCTAGAACAAAGCTCTGACGAACAGAGCGTAAGCAACGTATCTGAAGCTGCTAGCCCAGGAGCGGCGGCTGATACCTCCGACAACCCTAACCAGCAGTTTTCTGAAATGGACAAGAAAAAAGAGCGCCCCGGCGCTAAAGCCGCTGAGTCTACTCAGCAAACCGCAAACCTTGAGACTAAAATGCCCGAAGAACCGTTTGCCGAAAGCGGCAAGATCGCCCGCAAAAAAGTCAGCGGCGCACACGGTCAATCCGTTCAAGTTGTGGAAGAAATTCACAGCGAGACCGAAGGTGAAGAGGTTGCCGAGTTTGACGAAGTCAGCCACAAAACCGTCGTCAACGGTAAAGTGAAGTTTGGCAAGCACCACATTGACGGCGACGTTGATGAGACCGGTCGCGCAGACACCGCAAGATCCAAAGATGACAGCTACGCTGATCGTCAATCCGTCGGTAAAGATGGCCCCGGTGCCGTTGGCGTCGATCGTGACGGTATCGCCAAGAGCGGCGCTCAAGAAGCTGACCGCATCGGTTCCGACGCAAAATCCACCAAGAACGGCGAACAAGATGCTGACCGCGACAAGGCCGGCAAAGACGGTCATGCCGTGAAGAGCGAAGATGGCGTTGGCGAAGATCGCTGGGCCGGTCAAGAAGAAACCGGTGAAAAGCGCGCAATGGAGAATGATCAGTACGCCAAGCCCGGCGTTGGTCTGGATGAAGTCTCCAAGCCCGGAATCTCCGCTGGTACCGATCCTTACGGCAAGGATGAAGGCCCCACCAAAGTCCCCACCATCAGCGAAGAGTCCCCGGACAACCTTGAGATGGCCGTGGATCTTGAGAGCGTTGAAGGTAACAAAACCGTTCGCGTGATTCGTCAAACCTCCGGTCAGAAGCGTGCTGCTGTCAAAGGCGGTCCCATCGACCACGCCGAAGGCAAGAAAGTCAAGAGCCAAAGCGGCGAGTTTGAAGAGGATGAGGATGACAAGGATCCCATGACCCCAACCGGCAAAGGTTCCACCTATGTCGAAGGTGATGAGGATGAGGAAGATGGCGAAGATTCCGAATACGCTGAAACGCAAGATTTCTGCGGATCCGGTATGTCTTACGGTGGAATGGGTTCCGCCGGTCAGGTTCCTCCGATGGGCATGGGTCAGCAACTGTTTGAAGAGCTTCAGAGCCTGAAAGCTGAGAACGCTCGCCTCAAGCGTGAGTATGAAGAGCAGCAAATGTCCGCCCGCCGCGACAAGATTGCTCGCTTTGTCGAGAATCTTTACGTCGAAGGCAAGATGACCGATGGCGTCATGCCTCAATCCTCTTTGCAACACTATTGCGAGGGTCTTGAGTTTGGCACCCTTGAGTTTGCTGAAGGTGAAACTCCCGCCACCAAGTTGCTCGGCTTGCTCGATCGCCTCCCCAACCTTGTCTACTTCGGCGAGGTTGCTGTCGGCGCCGGGGCCAACAACCTTGACGACGAAGATCTGAGCCCCCACGAATTGGCCCTGAAGTACGTGGAAAATGGTGAGTGCAGCGACTACACTGAGGGCCTCAAAAAGGCAATGTTTGGCCGTACAAAGTGAGTCATGGATCTCCTCTCCCTAGTAAGCTTAGTCACGAAACGGAGAGGGGATTATTTCTCTCAAGCCAAAACTTTGGCCCGCAAATACAAAACACAAGAAGACCTTGAAAACCAGATGCTCAAAGAGGCTAAAGCTGTCGTTTTAGCCTTGAGAGACAAACAGATTAAGTGGGAAGAATACGAGCGTTCTGTAGTAGACAAAACACTCATTTCCGCTCTTGCCGCTGTTTACTTGGGGGCAAAAGACTCGCAACCCGGGTCCAAGATGGAAAAAGCTTGGCCCATGATTGTGGGCGATATGCTGCCCCCTTTGATTCGTTTTTTGGGCGAAACTAAAGCCCGTTTGGACGACGGGGTTCTGAGAATTGGGGACTCCACGATGGATTTCGTTGATTTCATTCCCGACGACATTCTGGATGACCCTGATTACGACACCGACAGTCCGGCTATGCAAGCCGCCATTTCTTCTGGCGTAGGAAGAAGTTGGCCCGCGCTGTTCGGCAGGCTTGTTCGATACTTGGCCACACCCACCTACTCTTTCTTCAACCTTGGCGAATACTTTGTGCGTCAAGAGCAAGGTTTCTCCGAAATGCGGCGGGTGGCTAAAAAAGACAAAAGAACTTGTCCCGATTGCAAAGGATTTAACGCCGCTGGTTGGCAACCGATTGGATCGTTGCCTATGCCCGGTAGAGATTGCCGTTGCTACGACCGTTGCCGCTGTCACATTGACTATCGCTAGGGTAAATCTAGCTAGCTAAACTGGGTGAAAAACTAGTCCCAGAGTAAACCAAATTGAAGTCCATCCTTACATAGACAGACATGTCCCTCAACATCGCACCAGTGTACGCTAAGCAGTACATCCGTTACGCCGAAACTTGGGAAGCCGCAGCTGACCAGGAAACTCCTGGCGTTGGTGAAGTTGAAATTGGCGAGTTTCGCGCTGTTCAGTACGCTACTTATGCCGGTCCCGGCAAAGTTGCTGCTGGCGACGCTTTTGATACCCAGCCTGACACCATCGTTGGTGTGAACCAGGCTTACATCCCGACCGCCCTTGCTCAACCTCACACCGCCCGTCAAGCAAGCGTTGCTTCCAGCGGCATGCTTCTCATCGAAGTTGCTCCCACCTCGGGCGCTATCGCCCTCAACTCCCCCCTGGAGATTGACTTGGTTGGTCGTGCAACCGCTACCGGTCAAGCAGTTACCTGCAACGGCACCACCCCCCTCATTCGTGAAGTCGTTGAAATCGGCGGTCGCGTGATCGCTGTTGTCAACTTCGCCTGATAACTAGATTCGGTTGGGCATCCTTCAAGGTATAAGCCCCAACCTTTGAAGACGTTTTAATTTTCGGAGCCTCCCTCCCATGATGAACCTCCAGCAAACCTATGCTGGCGTAGATCCAATTCTGACTACGCTTGCACAAGGTTATACGCTTCCTTCCACCAATATTGCGAACTTTATCGCACCTGTTGTGGATACCCCCACTCGTGCCGGTAAGATTCTGCGCTTCGGCAAAGAGCAGTTTGCCATCAACGACTTCCGTCGTGCTTACGGTACGAACATTCCTTACGTTCAAAGCCGTTACGACAGCGAACCTTACGCTCTTGAGCAAGAAGTCGCTGCTTGGGAACTTCCTGAAGAAGTCATCGAGAACGCTGGCGAAGGTCCCGCCCAGGTTGACCTCCGTGCGATCGAAACTCGCAACACCATGTCTCGTTTGATGAACTCTTACGAGTACACCGTTGCTCAGGCCGTTACCGTTACCGGTGGTTACAACCCTTACGAGCCTACCGCTGGCGCTGGCACTCAGACCGGTCTTGGTTTCACCTCTTGGACCACCTTCAAAACCGCCTACAGCAACAAAGCCGGTGGCGCTGAATGGTCCAACGACCTTTCCAACCCGATCGAAGACGTTCTCAGCCTCAAGCGTTCTGTCGCTAACCAAATCGGCATCCGTCCGAACTCCATGGTGCTCGGCACCGCCGTGTTCGACCAGTTGCTGACCAACAAGGACATCCTTGATCGTATCCGCTACACCACTGCCGATTCTATCGACACCGACATTCTTGCCCGTTACTTCGGTCTTGAGCGCGGTCTTCGTGTGGCAGAAGGTCGTTATTTGGCCGACGACGGCAAGCTGCTCCCCGTCTTCCCTGAGAACGGTATCCTGTTGTTCTACAGCCCCAACGGTCCTTCCGACTCCGTGATGCCTGCTGGTGGCGCTAACGCTGCAACCCCGGCTTTTGCTTACACCTACCAACTCACCGGTACTCCCACGGTTCGCCCTGAGTATTACATCCGTGAGCGTCGTGTTGTTCGTGCTGAAATCACTATCGAGCGCGTTGTTAACCTGGTTGGTCTTGGAGCCACTGGTCTTATCGGTTCTGGCGCAATGATCACCAACGTCCTTTCCTGATAGGGAAGGTTATAAGGAGGTGCAATCATGGCAATTCTCAGACCGATCACAAAGGCTCAGTACGAAGTGTCTTTTGTTGGCCCTAACGGCCCAACTCTGACAGCTACGTTCACCAAATTCAGCGGGATCAAGGACTCATCCGACAGCAGCACCTACGCCAACGGTACAGGAAACAGACTGTTTCACTTGACCGGTCCCCGTAAGATGGACGACATCACGTTGTCCGCCCCTTACGATCCCACCCTGTTCAAACAGCTTGAGCAGTACTGGTTGAACTACAATTGCGAGTACATCACGGTAACCGTGACTCCCCGCGATTGCACAGGCAACGGTTCTGCCCCCGCTGGCGGTCAGTACACCTGCTACGAGTGCAGATTCATCTCTATCAACACTGCTGATGTGGACCGTGAAAGCGGCGCTCCGCAGACGATCGAGGCTCAACTCACAGTGAACTACTTCGACCGTACCTGATTCTTGAATCAGTTAGTTTCGCCCCCTCTTATGAGGGGGTTTTTTCATAAGCAGGGTAAAACCAGTTATCAAGGAGTTCCAAAGAGTGGATGGCCAAGACAACTTTCTCAAGCGGCGTTGTAGTCACCAGTGATTGGTTGAACGGCGCCAAAAACATCGTGTTCGACGGTCAGGATTTGGATTGGCACTACAACCCTCTAGGGTTGAACTCTCTCGTGCTTTCCGGTCCCAACGGTTTGGACTCCCGTTACGTCAACCTTGCTGGCGATCAACCCACGCTAACCGTTAGCGGTGTATTTGTTACCGGGTCGCCAATTAGCGGCAGCAAAACAGTTACCGGAGCTTGGTCTTTTGGCTACGCAACTGTTCCAGGTCCTGGCAACGTTCCGCCGAATCAAAACCCTGCGAATGTGGTGGCAAATGCGCCCCGCACCTACGTTACGAACGACAAATATAATTACGCAGACGGTAT